AGTCCACTGATGACTCCTTCGGCGGCTTCGGCTGCACGATTGGCGCGGTCGGCGGCTGTGTTGGCCTTGCCGGTTGCGACTATGGCATCTTCCTTTGCCGTATTAGCAGCCAAAGCTGCCGTATCCGCCAGTCCTGCCTTTTCATTGGCCAGAGTAGCGGCAGCTTTGGCTGTATTTGCCGCCTTGTCTGCATTTTCTTTTGCCGTGTTTGCGGCTAAAGCTGCATCCGTCGCCGATTTTGTAGCAGTCTCGGCAGAAGCTATGGTATCATCCGCACGCTCTACAGCCGCATCAGCATTTTCGGCGGCAGTTGTAGCCGAGGATGCTGCTTCATTCGCTTTATCCGTTGCGGTATTGGCATTTATTGTTGCCGTGTCAGCCTTTCCTGCGGCATCATTGGCCTTTCCTGCGGCTATATTGGCTTCAACAGTTGCTTTATCTGCTTCTTCCTTTGCCATATTGGCTGAAGCTGCTGCGGTATCGGCATTCTCGGCTGCGGTATTGGCTATACCGGCTTTTTCCTCCGCCAATGCAGCGGCAGCAACAGCCAATTTGGTCGCTGCATTAGCATCTCCGGCAGATTGAGTTGCTTGACCAGCTGCGGCATTTGCTAAAGCTGCGGCATCATTTGCAGCCTTGGTTGCCGCCTCTGCGCTCACTTTTGCGGTGTTTACATTCGATATAGCAGTATTAGCTTCCTCCTTAATTTGGGACATCTGTTCACGAACCTCTTTTGCCGCATCCGTTGCCGGCTTCATAAGTTCGGCCTTATCAGTCTCTGTCAGATCAGAAAAATGCAGTTTCAATTGATCCACTTCTGCTGGTGTCAGATCGGAAAACTTCATTTTCAATTCTTCACGGTCGAAAATATCCACGTATGCACTATCCGGCTCACCTTCGTATTTCATTTGAAGTGTACCGTTCAACTTTCGAAAAACCGGCTTCTCTCCTTTCGGCCCACGAATTTTCTCAATTTCCAACAGATTCTGCCAAGCACCATTAGCTCCTTGTTTCCAAAGGATGTATTTATCGTTTATCCCTAAAAACGCACTAAGGCCGGGATCGCCCTGTTTACCTTTCATTGCAGAGGGCAAAGCACGCTTAGGTCTCCCACCCTGAATGATCAGGATCATATCATTATCGGTTATTGTTCCGGCTGCCGGAAGCAAATTAGCCCTGATTATTTCAAATTCTTCTGCCATATCAATTGAAAACTATTATTCTACCTTGCTCGTCTGCCAATAACCCCAAATCCGGATCCTTCAGCACACGGTAACGAACATCACCGCCGGCATCTATCCAACTCACTACGGGAGCAACAACAGAAATAGTGAATCTTGCCCCTATCCGGTTCTCCAGCCAGACTTCCACAGAAAAGGACGGGCAATCCGTATAGTACACCTGAATGATACCATCCAATGTCTTAATATATAATTCCTGATTTCCTACACCGGATATCTGGCTAAAGAATGCCCGATAATTATTCAGAAACTCTTCCACACTGCCGGCCAACATCCAAAGGGACAGTTTTATTTCCCTATGCTGGGTTTTGATTGTCGAAAGGTCTACCGTACGGCCATCGGTGAACGGCGCCTTAACCGCAGGATATTTCAAGATGTCCTCCTGGTTATCGTCCGATCCTATACCGAAGTCTGCAAAGTCTATCCCATTAATCGCATACTGCCCGCGAAGCCCGATACCGCCGGCCGGAGTTGCCGGATAAATGGCATGATTGTCCTCGACAAAAGAAAGTTCAAACACAGATACGTTCTCCCCTGCATTAAATGGCACAGGCTGTTCGTGAGAAGAGCCGGCATTGAAGCGTAAGCGGTTGGTCATACCGGCAATAAGATTGAATTCCCGATAGCTCGGTGCGGACAGATCAGCAACAAACTTTCTATACCCAGACCAGAACTGCTCAAGCGTTTCTGCCTTCATGAGGAATTTCAACTTGACGGTCTTAGGTTCGAACTCCACAACCGACAGATCGGGATCGATCCCGTCGGCTTCCGCCCAGTTGTTATATTTGACTGCCTTACGTTTGGGGTATTTCAGAAGATCATCAAAAGAACCTTCCAATAATTTACATCCCCATTCAGTATATACGTCTTTTCCATCTATTGTCATAATACACGTGCTGTATGGTCTTTATGAGTTATTACCTTACCGCCAGCGTTCTTTACGAACACCACGGCATAGTTACTCGCATGGATCTCGGCTTCCGCCCCATGCATCAGGATCACGTTGTAGCGGCCGATCGTATCAAAATGAAGGATTGCCTTGGAACCGGCCAGGAATACCTTCACCGGATTCGTCAGCTCCACATCCGTATCGATATAGATTCTCATGCTTTCGGCCTTCTTGCCCCGGAACTCCCGTAATTGTTCCATAGACGGGAAATTATTCTTCGTGCAGAACTCCGTACCCTGCGGCGTCAGCAGAAGGCGCATAAGCTCTTCTTTGTTTTCCGTGCCATGCAACAACCTACAGGCACCTAACCGGTTTGCGATCTCAAAAAACTCTTTGTCCATCATGTTACATTTTTACTTTTACGTTAATAGTACCTTCCAGGGCATCAACCGTGCCTCTAGTGTTTTCCGATATCTTACCGGCAACCTCTTTGATCTCTCTCGTATTCTCGGCGATCCGATCGGTATTCTTTTCCACTTTATCTGATAGTTCGCGGATGGCCCTTACGTCTTCCCAGCCTCTGGACTGCATCTCATAGATCAGCCGCATTTGCTCACGGATCGGTTGCATACCGCCACGGATATCTTCCAGCAGGATACGGACGGCCCCAGTCTGACCGGCCAACAGGTCGATGCTTTCTTGGGAGGCTTTGGCATATGCGCCTTTCAGGGAATTTTCAGAAACTTCTTCTTTCTCCGGTTCTTCCACCTCATCTTTCATCAGGCTATCAGCCCAACCGAACTGCCTGTCAATCTCTTTTTGCAGTTCTTCCGCCATGTTATAGATATAATCCTGCTCCCAGCCGGAAAGGACATTGTCGGCATAGAACTCCTTCAGCTTGTCACGAATCTTCTCCATCGCACCGGAAGATTCCGTTGCTGCCTTGATGGATTCTGTGACCATCTGGCGCATCATTTTTTTGACGGTATCTTTCGCTGATTCTGCTCGGTCCTCACCGGAAGCCCACGCTTCGGCTTGTGCGTTAGCGAAGTTGTCAATGGCGGATTTCAGGTCTTCACCGAAGATGGCATCTTTGGCCTTCTCCTTGTTGTCCGCTATGACGTCGTTGATTTCCTCGATTTGTTCCTGCCACTCCTTGATACGGCTGTCATCAGTTTTTTTCTTGTCCTGTTCCTCTCTGATCTGTTGCTGGATAAGGATCTTCTGTTGCTCCAGCAGCTTGTTGTTCTGCTCAATCATTTTGGAAGCATCCTTTGAATAGGCCTTCTCGATTGACTTTTCCAACTTACCGTAAGATTTATCCAATGTATCAATTTGATCCTGCAACCGCTGGATACGTTTCTCGTTCTTCTTGTCATGGATTTTGGCGATGGCACCGGCCAAAGATGTAACGACACCAATGGCAGCACCGGCAGACGCACCGAGTGGACCGAACATGGAACCGGCTTTCGCACCGTTCATTGCAGAACTTACAGTGTCCATAGCCACACTGAAACCTTCAGCTATCCCACCGAATACACCACCAAACGAATCTCCGAGCTTCGAAAACGTGTCAGAGAGGAACTGTCCGGTCTGCATAATTTCACTCATGCCCTCTTCTATTTCTGCCAAACCTTCTTTTAACTTCTTGGCATCACTTTCAGAGGTAAAGACTTTTTTCAAGCCATTTGAAACTTTATTAAAAGAGGTTTCCATTTGATCAGCTTCACGGCGAACATTGGCTATTTCATCCTTGATGGCCTTCAACTGATCCGGTGACTTGCGAAGCACATCAAACTGTTCTTTGGTAATACCGAATGAATTATCAGAGGAATATTCCCCTCTTTCAAGAAAAGACAAGAATTTTTCCGCTTCATCCGCAATGGCACGAATAGAGGTGATATTCTTTTTACTCATATCATCAAACAACCGGGTGATGATGGAGGTGCTCTTTTGGGCTTCATTATCCACGTCCGCCAGCTCTTTCTTCATACCTTCTGCAAGGGAAAGCCGTTCACCTTCCGTTGTGGCCTTTGCTATCTTCTCATTATAAAGCTCCGTGATAGCCTGACGCTTTTCCAAATATGAACCATATTCTTTCAGGTATTCGTTCATGGCGCGTTCTTCTGCTTCTATCTGCTCATGGATAACATCAGATGTCGCATTTCCTAATTTGGCCCCAGCATTGACTTTTGCCATTCGGATCTCAATCGTCTGCTTTTTGGTCAACTTTCCTCCTTGTGCCTCTCTCCATTCTTTTTCTCTTGCACGGATAATATCCAACTCCCTGTCATAATCAAGATTCAACTGGGCGATCTTCTTGTCGGAACCTTCTTTCATTAGGTCAATTTCGGATTGCTGGTTTTGACGACGAAGGGATAAAAGTTCCTTTTGAAGTTTTTTCTGTTTCTCAAGTTCTTTCTGATCTACAGGTTTTGCAAACTTCGTCTCTTCTTGTTTTGATTGTTTATTTACCAAAGCCTCTGCTTTTGTACGATCTTTTAATCCTTGTACAACGATCTCTACTGCTTTCGCATGTTCTATCTTTAGCTGCTCATTTCGTTTTCGCAACCGACGTAATTCAAGTGCTTCTGGGAAGCTAGTGTCAATCCAACTTTTTTTATCTAATTGAGAAATCCGTTTACTATTTTTAGCCATCTCTTCTTCAATGGAATTCACAGTTGCACGTTGTTGTGCCATAGTACGATCATCTATCGACTTGGACAACATCTTATTGACTTCAACCATATCCATTAAAAGGAATTTCTGTAGAGAAAGATTCTTCAATTCATTCGGATAAAGCTCTTGTAACTTTTTATAAGCTTCAACCTTTTGCAAAGTGGACTTATTTTCATCTTGCAACACACCCAACATTTCTTCCGTCTGACTTCTCATTCCGTCAGACCATTCTCTCATTTCTGCGACTCTCTTATTATGAGCAGCCAATGCCTTTTCTGAAGCTGTAGCCTGTGTCGCAAGTTTGAATATTGCATATCCCAATGCGGTAACACCTGCCACAGCTAATACATATGGGTTTGCAAGAGCTGCCTTTCCTGCCGCCAACATAGCAACAGCCTGTTTTCTTAAAGCACCGGTAAGTAATGCTGTAGCTGTCGTATGTTGAATTGTCGCTAACCGGCTTAGAGCAGATGATTTTACATACGAATGTTGAGCTACCTGAACTAATAGAATAGCTGTTTTATATGAAAGAAAAGCTCCAGCTGCATTCTTTACCAACGATTCAAGGTTTGATATTGTACCTTCTATATCGTTATTCTCAAATGCTTCATTAAAAGCCTTGGCAATATCGGAGACTTCTTTCAGAATCTTCTCTCCCAAAGGACGCAAATAGGCCTGTACATTATTAGCCAACAATGTAAGCTGATTGTCTGCAGCATCTTTCATCTTCTCAAACGCGGCTTCCGTAGCTCCTAAAGAGTTCTGTAACTCTCCGAGATCACTCGCTGCCGACTTAGCATTCTTTCCGGTCAAAGCCAATGTTGCAGCCAATCCTTCATCCGTACCGAGCATTTCCTTCATCTTAGAAGCAGAACCGCCAGCCTTCTCATTAATCAACTGCAATGCTTCCTGGAAAGTACGCCCTTGAAAAGCGGCATCCCCAAGTTCCCCAGCAGTACCCTGGATAGCAGCCCGGATTTGGGTCATTGCCTGCGATGTCGGCGTTCCTTGTTTGGTCAATGAAGCGACTGCACCCAGCACCTGATCAATACTGATCCCGTATGCGGCCGCAATAGGTGCAACCTGGGCTATGGAGGCTCCTAATTCGCCAAATGTAGTCTTACCCAATCGGACAGTTGTAAAAAGCTGATCCGAGACTGTACCGGCCTCCTCTGCTGACATCTTATAAGCATTCAAGATCGTTGTAACAGCATCGGCTGCCGTCTCGGTTTCTGTAAGCCCTCCCACGGCTGCTTTAGCCGAAACTTCTAGAATCTTCATACCATCTGCCCCATCATGACCGGCAGAAACGATACTATAAAGTGCTTTAGCGGCCTCCGGAGCCTTGATCGGTATCTCTTGGGTTATAGACATAACCTGATTCATAAAACCGGTCATATCATCCGTCACCTGCGTGGAAATGGTCGCCACTTCCAGCATGTTCTTCCGGAACTCTTTTTCAAAGTCGTATGAGCTTTTTGCAGCTTGTGCAAAAGCAGTTGCCGCACTGATACCGATACCACTGAATATATCAAAAGAGGTCACCTCGCTTGCCAGAGTCTTGATAATTCCCATAGCCTCGCGTTTCCCTTCGTATAAACCGGAGTTGTCGATACCAGTAGCCATAAATAAGGCTCCATCCCTATTTTTGATTCCCATAATCCTTTTATGGTAAAATATAAACTAAAAGCATTTGTATTCAGGAATCTTTTGTATATTTGCTGTATGAGTCCAACGGTTTTTTATAAAAATGGAATGCGTTTCTTTTTCTTCTCTTTAGAAGAAAACAGAATGCATATACATATCAGACAGGCAGAAAAAAAGGCTAAAATTTGGATAGAACCTTCTATTTCTTTGGCTGAGAATAAAGGTTTTTCTTCAACTGAAATTTCAAACATACTAAAGGAGGTACAAAAACATGAGCGTATTATTAGAGAAAAATGGAACAACCACCGCGGAAGTAACAATGATTAATGCACGCGGTATCCTCCTTTTCGTAGGAGGAAAGGAATATTATCTATCGTATGACAGATATCCTTGGTTTAGAAATGCAAAAGTTTCGGATGTATTGGATGTAACCATGCCGGATGAAGAATCGTTGCGTTGGGATGCAATCGATGTGGATCTTGAGATCGACAGCATAATTCATCCGGAACGTTACCCGATATCTTTTTAACGAACAAAGCCCTGCTAACTTCACAGTCCGCAGGGCTTTCTTACTACCAAACAAATCAAAATTTATCACTATGACAAAACCTTTTCTCTACTTTCAATGTAATATATAGTTATGCAGATAAAACTTTCTTTATCCGTTTCACATGGCCTGTATCGAAGTCAACCATTTCAACCCATTCTCCATCTTCCTCTTTAATTGACGTATCTTCCGAATGAAAATCTTTGACCCTTCGATTCATCAAATAACCACGTTCACGAAGCATGCCGACCAACAAAACAAAGCTGCTATCCAATATTTGTTCATGAGAATAGCCGAAAGCCTCGTTGCAGGTCACTAAGAACATGAAGCTGCTTTGAGGGCCTTCTTCTTCCATGTCTCGCTGTTTTTCTGAAGGGCTATTATCTCCACTTCGCTTAACGGGCTCACAGCTTCCAGCGCTATGATAGTACGAGAAAAAGGGTTACAGCCTACCCGGTACAAGACGGCATTCAGAAGGATATAGATATCCTCCCATGTACAGTTGTCTTTCAGAACTTCCCGGAACCAGGCCGGCATATCACCTTTCTTATTATGAATGCCAAGACATACGATTTCAAAGATAAGTTCGTCATATTTGGCTATCAGTTCGGCGACCTGATTGGAAAATCCTTTATTCTTATCAGCAATCAAAACTTCTCTATCCTCTTTATCGATATAAAGCAAAAGAGGCTTTATTCGAAACCAGGTGCGGACAGTGATCGGGGTTATGGCGATACTATCCCCTACCGTCTTTCCTTCCGGTAATGATTCAAGCCGGGTAAATTCAAACGGAATGGTTACCGGCTGACAAGAAACGGATTCACTTTCTAACTGGAGTACTTGTTTTACACTCATATTTTCGATTAAAATATAAAAGCCCCGGATAGTTCCGAGGCTTTCGATAACCTAAACAACAGTCCTTAATTATTCTGCTGCTTGTACGGCTTCTGTTTCTGCGCTTGTCTTCTCTCCGGAATACAAACCGTTTGCCATAAACTTGACAAGGATTTTATCGCCTTCATTTTCCGGCTGGATCATATAACTGTCACCAATAGCCCCCTCAATATCTTGGGCTTCTCCCTGGCCATCCACTTTACGTTGCCATTGGAAATCACCAGTCGCTTCCGCAGGTGTCAAGGTGGCCATAAGCGTTTCACCAACTCTGGGTGTACCGGTGATTGCAACTGCCGTTACCGGAGTAAGGGTTACATTCATCACCGCCCGACCGAACGAAGATCGTTGCTGCCCAGCAGAGGTAATTGCTGCCAAACGGGTACATTTAACTAGCAAAAGGTCTGTTTGTTCTGAAGACGGAGCCTGACTCAAGCGGGCACTGACTTTACAAATGGCAAATGTATATTCCGTATACTTACCTTTGTACGGTGTTGTCTGTATCTTGAACGATTTGCGGATATTTGGAATATCAATCGGAGCATTCCACTTACCACCACTTACAGAACCACCACAAAACGCGAGCATCTCCTGAGCTGTCGGCGACGGGATAGCAAATTCAAAACTATCCGGGTCGCCAGCCTTATCGAATGACTCCCAGGGATCTTTCATCCCTTCCGCACGGAAATCGACAGAGGTCGCTTCATTGAAATTGAAAGCAACTGAGCCTTCATGAACGATCGGACACTGTGTATAAATAGAGGCCGGAACACCATCACCGGGGTCACCATATCCTAAGAAGGATACGCCTACCGCCAAACTTCTTTCATTAGCCATATTCTTAATCTATTTCTGTTATTACTTCAAATCTTATATTCGTACAATCGAAGCCTTCTTTTGCTTCGCCAAGAGGTTCGGACCATACGATCCGAGATTTCCAATACATGCCGAAAGGAGGTGTGATATTTCGTAGTGCAGACTTAACTTTTCGTGTCACTCCTTTCATTAGCTGTCGATCAGGCCTGCCTTTCGCTTGATTCTTCACAAATACGTTGATATTAACCGAACCTTTATTCACAACCTCTGTTTCATTTAACGTGAGCATCCGGATTGTGATATGATTCTTTGTCTCACCATCACCAGAGCGATCTTTGTACAGAATAAAGCTCGTACTGACCGGTTCAACCGCATCATACACGATATCTACTATATCAAACTGATCAGCCATGTTCAATATCCTTTCTCAGCGAGTTTATCAAATAACATTCGACTCTGTTTCTTGATCCAATCCTCGGCATGTTCCGTGGCAACGGAGATAACATCCAGATTTTCGATTGCTTCCACATACTTGGCATAAGGCATAGCGGCTACACCAATCAATACCCAGCCATTCTTATAAAGGGGGAGTAATTCTGATACGAGCCTTTTAGCCTCTCTCAATCCCGTATATTTATCGGTACCTTTCTTATCTGACAACTCGTAGTTCTCGGTCAATATATCGCCATCCTTGACGATCACATAACCGATAGAGCTACGGAGGTTACCAGTATGATCCTGATAGTTTCCTTTCTTTCGGGCAATCTTCACGAACTCTTCCCCGGCACGTTGCAATAATTTGTATATCCGCTCTTCCGCCCGGTCCACATAATAATCGAACCAACGTTCTACTTCTCTATCGCTCCACATCGGAGTCAAACCACCTTTCCTTGCCATAAGCTACACATAGATTACAGAGTGAGTCTGAAACGGTTCCCAGCTAATGATATCCACATCGAGAGCGATACTGTCAATCCGGATATGCTTCGCATTTTCCACAGGACGGGCCTTTGTCGAGAACTCACCGTGTACGATAAATTCCTTCCCATCGACATTCCGCTTCAATTGCTGTCCGCTATTGGATGGAAAGTATTGCCCTGTAACCTCTATTTCCGTCGGTTCTCCGGCAACCCATTCCCCTTTTACCAATTGTCCGGATTGGATTGTTACTATCGCTTTATGTGAATACCGTCTTACCATCTGTTTCGTGCCCTTCCTTTTGGAACTTCAATCTTATTCCCGATCAGTTCTGCTTTCTCCGGTTCTCCACCTTCCCTATACAGCCGTTTTGCCGTAGCGTCATACCAGGAACGAGGATAAGTGATAGAGAGTTTGTTTTCTGTGAAGTCCGGTAGACCACCGACCATTGAATACAGGTCGGCAGCCACCAGCTTTTGTTTTTGAATATCGATCGTCTTACTATCCTCTGTACCTTCAAGGCCGCGTCCCGGCAAAACGACGTTGTCCAAAAAATCTTCACAGTCGGCAAGACCGGGATAAGCAAGTATTGTATCTCGGATCGTCTTATCCATGGCCGTTATTCTCCGTTTTCGGTATCCTGAATCGTTTGATCTTCCGGTTCAACAGTTTCACCTAAGAATGTTGCCGGGATATCATCCGTACCTTCAGTATCTTCAGATGCGCTCCAATCCTTGCCATCCACCTTCATGATGAACATGGCATCCGGATCGTTTACGACAGGGATAGCATTTGCTTCTGCTTTCGTCCATTCCTTGAACGGTTCCAGTTCAGACCATTTGGTAACCAATACCCAATCCTGTTTTACCATGAGGGCAATCTTCTGCAAGGTAGCGGAAGATTCGGCTGCAATCGGTCCGTGTTGGATATCACCAACCTTCAAATCCTCCAAGAAACATACACGTTTACGCTCCCACGGATTGATCGTCTTACGACGATGAGCCTTGTCCTCGATACGGACAGACGGATTCACAGTAATGATCTTCACCGGGATTTCCTGTTCGGCCAGATACTCGTTGATAAGATTTTTCGTCACCAATATTTTTGAAGACGAATTAACCCATGCCTTCAATGTGTCGAATGTTGATTTCTGCTTCTTCAACAAAGAGAAGTCAGCCACGTGCATCACTACATAGCGAATCGTTACTCCCTCGGCAGAAGCAGCAACAACCGTATCTTCGATATCCTGCAAGCCGTTGGCCGTTGAAGCGTTGCTCCAATCTACAGAAGATTTACGCTGGTTCTTCTTCGGCATATCACAACCAACAAACTCAGCCGTAACGACACCGCTATTATTCTTTGCCGACAAATGGAAACCCGCACGGCTCATGAGCTGCATACACCACCATTCGAAACGGGCACGGACAGAGTTATACACGAAATCCTGATCCTTGAAAGCCAGGTTCAGCAATGCCAATTGATCTGCGTCACCCTGTGCGTCACGTTCCAACTGTTTGTACTCGTTGTAATCACTTTCGTTCATACCACGCTTAACGGCTATCTTTGGAATATCACCGGACAACTTGCTGATTACCTCGCGCGTCTTCTGCGGAGCGGAAGCGTCAAAAGAGATCACATCTGCCATTACCGGAGCACCCTTCTCGCCGGTCAGTGTCTCCCACTTCAACGAAGTCTTTCTTTTCACCCCGAAGAAGTTCGGGAAAACGACTGGTTTCACATGCCGGGTATTCAAACGAGCCGCCATGTTCTTTTTATTCACCTGTTTAATTAAACTTCTTTCCATATATCAGATTTTAATGGATTACACAAAACGGATAAACGACATTAATGCCTTTAAGTCCTTATCTACCGGGAACGGCATACAGGATTCGTTTACCGTACCTCTTACCAATAACCCGGACTGCTGGTTAGCTACAGTCAAGTCGACTTTATTCATCGTGACGACCAATTCGCCATCATAAGGTAACTTGGCGGCTTTCGCAGCCTGCTTGTCTTTAGCCTGAACCAATACTTGACCTTTTGTTGCAGCCCCAATCGTTGCTGCCAGCGTAATCGTATCGAAATCCGCATTACTCTTATCAATAGCTGTGATCTTATCGGAAGCGCCAGTCAAAGCGCCACCAATCGTCACGAAGTCACCCACACCGAACAGATGATTCTTGGCCACCTTATAAGTTGTTTCACTACCTGCATCGGAAGCCATTGCCGTCTTCAATACATGATACAGCCCTGTTTCCGGATCTTTTACTACTATTACAATCGGAGGCAGTTCGTCCAACGCCTTGCCATTGAACAAAGCGTTCTGCAAGTCTCTGCGATCAATCGTCCCACCACCGATCACATCCTCAATAATCTTTTCAATTCCGGGAGGATACTGGAATTCTCTTTCTCTTTTTCTGTACATAACGTTACACTTTACTTGGATTATTCAATACCCAGGTTTACCACACCGGGATTATTTGCACTATTATCGACGTCCTGATCCATCAGCTTCGCCCAATCCGCTTCGGAACGGTCCTGAAGATTTACGGAACCGGGAGCGTAATCGCCACGAGCCACAGCATCATCGATCGCCTTTTGCTGGATTCCGGTATATTCTTCGGATAGTGTCTTGATCTGATCCTCGATAGACGTTTCAGAAGCCAAATCCACACGTCCCAGCCAGCTGTCCGGAAGACCGGCATCTTTCAACTGCTTCCGAACTGTTTCTTTTTTGGCTTCGTTTGCCGAGTTAGTAATGGAATCACCCACCTTTTTAGCCATATCATCGACACTCTTCTTCATACTTTCCAGATAAGCTTTTACTTCCGGGCTAAGATCCTTCAACAGCTCTTCTTCCGTTTTCTTATTCTTATCCGGATCTTCCACCGGTTTACCGTCTTTTAATCCATGTTTTGCTTCGTATGCAGCGACCGCAGCCGTTTCAGCCGTAGTCTTAGCTTCATTCTCTGCCTCCTGGATAGCCGGAAGGATATTTTCTTTGAACAGGTCCACAAAAGCCTCCATTCCTTCAGCTTTTTCGATTTTGAACGTCTTCTGAATACGTTCCGCATACTTCTCTGGCACGCCTTTCGTCTTACATGCCGCCTTGATTAAATCTAAAATTGTCATAAGAGTTTTCTGTTTAAAATATAAAGACGATTAGGATTTTACTGACATAAAAAAAGCCCATGGACACGTCCACAGGCTAAAACTTTTCAGTTTTTATTTATCTCCAAGGTACTTATCTATCATCTTTATGATATAATGGATTATAATCTCTTTCGAGATTTCCCAAATAAATGAAAACAATGTTTCCATAATTGAATAGTTTTTTATTCTTAACTATCCTATCTTGATGACGGAGAGTAACACGCACTCACTGCGCATTCTAACCTCTCTTTCTTTTTATCTTGATGATAGCAACCTCCGGCAAGAAAGTCGAATCCATCAACGGTTGCATTTGCAAAATAATGAATAAATATTTGCATAATCAAAAATAAGTACCCATATTTGCAACGTTCAACGACCAAGGAACAAAGTTTTATTATATGAATATACTGTATAGGATTTTTTATGCCCATATCCCAAACACAAAGATATTAGGCTGTCAAAATCCCTACTACGTTACCTATACGTATAATTCGTATAAAACGTGTTCCTTGGTCGGAATGGGAGGCTGACAGCCTTTTTTGTATCTTATAATTTCATTAGTAAAAATGACCAAGGAACATGAAATTACAAGTGGCATGAATAATAGTAGTGCCACAAGTACGTCCACCCACGAAACGGGTAAGTACTCCAATCCTGAATTGCAAGCTATCTTGGCTTCCGGTTCACCGTATTCAACTTTAGAACTCCAGGCAGCTTATGATGCCGGACGCGCTATCGGTAGAACCGAAGGTATGCTTTCGTACCAACGCCACATCATGAACCAGCTCTTTGCAGAGAACCAAAAGCTCAATCAGAAACTACAGGAGCAGAAAGGAGGTCTGAAATGAAAAAGCAAGTATTGCCTTTGAAAGAGGAACGAGAAGAACTAACTACCATGCTGCGTGAACTCAAATCCGTCAAGTCGCGTATCGGGAATTGGCTGGATAATGACGAAGCCCCGATGAACGAGGCTTATTCTATCAAACTGGAAAAAATCTATGACAACCTGTTCACCATTATGTCTGACATTGGAGAAATGATAGGTTATACGATTTTCCACGATATCAACGTAGGTGTGGAGGAACAGCCATGAAAGAAGCCAAGAAATACATTAACCACCACAAGGTAAAACTCTCCGGCAAGTGGTATATCACTAAGGTTCGTGCCAGTGAGGCAGTGGAGATAGCTTTTGAGGAAGGAAGAATCTCTGCGGGAAAAGAAATTTCCGGGAAAAAGAAAATCTGATTTATATATTATTTCAGAACGTTCTAATCCGGAGTCCGTGGCTGTTCTCCATAGGAAGATATTAATAAAGGGTATTGATTGGAATTGCAAACAGCCACAATAAGCAATTCCGGTCTTTGCCCTTTCACTTTTAAACGCGAATTATTATGGAAGCGAAGATACAATATTTCCAAAGTCCGATATTCGGAGAAATCAGAGTTACGGTTATAGAGAATAAACCGATGTTTGTAGCAAGTGATGTTGCTGCTATGTTAGGATATAGTAACCGATATGATGCTATCAATAGACATTGCAAGGGGGTCGTAAAACACGAGGGGGTCTCAATCACTACAAATCAATATGGTAAAAGTACGGAACAGAAAGTGGAAATTTCGTTTATTCCCGAATCCGATGTCTACCGTCTAATCATGCGCTCCAAATTGCCCGAAGCAGAAAAGTTCCAGGATTGGGTATGTGAAGAGATTCTCCCTGCCATCCGCAAAACAGGAGGCTACATGGTCGCCAAAGCAGATGAGACTCCGGAGGAGATTATGGCCCGTGCCTTGTTGGTTGCCCAAGATACCATGAAGCGCAAAGAAGAACGAATTCAACAACTAGAGAGAAAAGTTGAAACCGTGGTAAAAGAAAACAACAAATTACGCCCCAAGGCTGAATTTATGGATAAAGTAATGGACGCGGACGAGCGTATCGACATTGGCCAGTCTGCTAAAATTCTGAATCTACCGTTCGGAAGAAACACCCTGTTCCAGAAACTGCGTGATATGGGCGTGTTCTTCAAGAACAAGAACGAACCGAAACAGGAATATGTGAAACGTGGATATTTCGTCCTAAAAGAGAAATGGATTGACCGCAACAACCATGACGGTTTCATGGTCTTGAAAGTACTCGTCACCCAGAAAGGATTGGAGTTCCTCGCCAATCTATTTAAGGTGGTAGAGCAGCCAAAGGAGGTGGCAGAGGTAATTTGATTAATTTCAACCATTGTGCAGATCGTAACAACTGGGGTCATTACGACCTCAGTTGAAACACGGTGTTCAGCACCGCAGTTCAACTATTGTCCTGACGACAATAGTTGATTTGACGATTAAATTTCCAAAATCGTTAGACAATTAGGAGATAATTTATATTTTTGCAAAAGAGTAGTCTGACAGATTCAGCCGTGGATTGTAGTTCTACGGTGATGGTCTATCGGGCTACTTCTTTTTTATGCCAGTCAAGACCTTATCACTATCCGATATACTATAAAGGACGGCATTCCCGGTTATATCTTCTCTAACAATAATCCAACTTTTCTCTCCCTTCAACTCAATTTCAAAAACATGAGAATATTTAATCATAGGATTATCCTTATGGTATTCAGTATACCCCTTGTAATCCGAACCGGCAAATATCGCTCCTATATTTTTTATCAATTCGTTCTTCTCTTTCTTGAACTTATGAGGCTGATTCAAGAACTCTTTGATAGACTTTCCTGTCATTTTAACTCGTACCGGAAAATCTTTATGAGAGAATGAGCCATTCAATAAAGACTGCTTTGCCCAATTTTGCAGCTCTTTCGTTCTATCTTTTGAATATTGGATTGAAATACTATCTCTTTCAATCTTTCCATCCCCCAGCAACCATTCCGCAAACTCCTCATGATCCATCATGACCGGCGTAGCTATACAGATGCAGAACGGATGCCAGCCCGTAAACTTAAAATCCTTCGAGTATTGGCCAGCCTTTGCATCACATACAGGACACGGACCGTGATTCGATGGTGAACGTTCCACCTCATAACCAGTCACGAAGTCCATTTTCTGCCAACGTTCGTAATCGGCAGTTCGAAAAGCCTTATTGGTCTCCGTTGCAGCTAAACGTAGAGCGTTTTTGTAAGACGAACGGTAAACACCCTGCCCCGGATGATAGTCTTTCATTGGCTGGGATAGAACCAGCTTCCCATTCGCGTCCCTTACACGGCGGAAACGACGGTTGGGTTCGTTTAGCAATTGCCGTATATCTTGGCTGATCAACGCGGCTGGACGGCCGGAAGATAAACCCGAAGAAAGATAATATTCCAGATTATCCATAGCCCCGTCCGTTATATCCCAAACACGGGAGGATATGGTTTTACCAAATTCATCTTTACGTTTCAATAAAGTATTCAGTGCATCGGCATTCCGGGAAAACAATTTTTCCCTTAGCGTAGTGGAGATAGCCATATCCTTAATATAGCCCGTTACCAGTTCATCCGCTTTCCTATTGCCTAAATTCCATACATCGGTAACTGTATTGGATATATTGCTTACGAGCTGCGTGTGTAAATCATCCAACAGACGTTCTATTTGCTTTTCAATAGTAGCATTACCTATCCATACACGGTCGCCGCCATGATCCGACCATTTAGCCAGAAGAGATCCTACCCTACGAACAAACTCGTCAAACGAATACTTTATGCTGCCTTGTTGTCGGAACAGACGTTGCAGGAATTGTCGCTCATGAAATGATAGTTCTTTCATTCTCCATATCCCATTGTCAGACCAACCATGTTATTACGTTGCGCAGCCGTATCCTCCTCTTCCTTCATCAGCTTCATTTCTTCGTCCAAGTCTTCTGTTAGCGGAGAATGAGCCGTAACCGTGCGCTGAGCGTTAATCGGTTTGCCTCCATTGGCAATAGATAAGGTTTGCAGGGTTTCAGCCAAATCTTCCGGCAAAATGGAACCAAATTCCACATCGATCAGGTTGTTCACCAATTGAGGACGGTACTTGATGTTGGTAATATTGCATATCCCAGCCAACACGACCGACACGCAACGCTGAACCACCGGACCGAACGTTTCCATGTTCTCGCTCGCCTTGATAGTGGCATCCATCAGCATGAATTTACGGGCAACACCGGACAGGTTGCCAATACCTTTCAAATTGTCAAAGGAAAGATCCGGCGTGGATGTACCGGAAAACAGCTCGCATTTGGTTTCTTCCAACTCTTTATCCACAGATGGCTGAGAGCCGTTCCAAGTAAGATATTCCGCATCGCCATGATACAATTGTTGCGTTTCCGGATGTACTTTAGAAGTAAAAGACAATTCTTTTCCGACAGTGTCTTTAGTCGGCAAGTCAGCCACATCGAATGTTTTCAACATCGGATCACCATAGTAATCATTTGTATCCACCATGCGAGAAATACGCATTTCACGAGCATCCATCAGAAGCGCTACTTCATCCCATTCAGGTTGGAATACATCGGCATACACAACCGGAATCTTCCCGAATAGATTGGGAACCTCTTTTATCACCCAGCCGCCCATTTCATCGATAGCCGTAATAATCTTATCTGCCGTCCAGATTGTACAGCTGTTCCGGATCATACCATTAGAATTTACTTGATAACGATGGATAAAGGCATCCATATCATCATTATCGTCGAAATGGGGATAAAATTCAGATAAAGTATTTTCATTACGGGGAACAGAGAGCGTTTTCACCTTCAACTCCGTAATCAATTTGCCGTCTAATCCTTTGGATATATACGGATAGAACACAAGAGCGGCCTTACTTTCAGAAAGCACCTTGCGTGCAAATGACTTCAAAACGGATTGCATCTTCAATCGGCGTTCCCATACACGTTTGAACTCTTGGAAACCATCGTTCTGATCAGCTCCGGTAATCGTCATTTGCCCGCCAAACAGGAAAGCGACAGAGGTACGCACCTCCTTCTTCGGAAAGTTGGTTACGATACGGGCCACATCTACGATCTTATCAGGAAGGCGTACTGGTTCACCATTTTTATCCACCAAAGTATCCGAATAGACTTCTAAACGTTTAGGCTCACGCCAGCCAACAGAGGTTTTACGTCTCCGACGTTCGCCATTATATTCGTTGTAATATTCTCTTGGTTCTCGGTATTCTATCGTATCGACACATAGCGTACTAACTACCTGCCCAAAATCTTCATTTGTAAGGATGTCGTTTATACTTGGCATAATTGTTTTATGCTAAAATATAAAACGAAAAAGCGCAATCACTTTAAATGATCACGTTTTTATTTAATCGCAGCCGACTTACCTATGGGATAATGTTCTTTCTCGTAAGCAATCACTATATCTGACATCATCATAAGTTCAACTGCATTTCTATCGTTTGCAGGTGTATTATCATCCACCAATGGTAACAGTTTCTCTATTCTTGCTTGCGCAAACTCATATTGTTTATGTGATATCATCTTCGTTTTGTCTACATTGGGAAGTAAAAGTAGCGATAATTTTGAATTATAAAATTATCCCCTCGGAAAAATTTTATAAAATCGAATTATCTACTCCTTGCTACCCGACGTACAGAGTTAGCCTTGCACAACCCGATGAACTCTACATTCTCGGCAAGGATCGTCATGCCGTCCGGCGCATCATCATGCTTATTGCCACCTTCTTTCTTATATCCGGTAAGCGCTTTCATAAACCGATCGTAATCCGAACCTTTCCTATACTCGCCCTCTTCCAGGAAATAGCAATGCTTCTTAATCCAACCAGACTTCAACAAGATACGTGTATCCTTATTGGCTGTTGTCGGTTTCGCCTGGATGATACATTTCTCATTCTTTGCCTTTACAGCCTTACGGACATTGAGGGCGAACAAACGACCACCATTGTTACTCTCGATACGCATATTGTCGCAACGGGTATCAAGGATCAAGGAAACCAGCTTCGGTTCGGTAATCTCGACATTGTCTTTCGTAAACAGCACATCGGTAATGAAATACTTCGTACCGAATACTTTAGCAATAGGCGCACAGAAATCGTCGTCTCCCTCGTCTGCCACATCGGTAGCACCGATAACACCATCCGGTTGCTTACCTTCTATATCTGCCAGCTTGAATCGGTTTAATTCTGATTTAGGGTACAACAACCCAATAGCCTCGATCGGTTCCTGCATATACTCGGCACACCAGATGGAATCGTCCGTTTCCTCTCGTAGTTCATGGTAATACTCTGTCGTATGTACATCCTCACAAAAAGAGCGGTCGTTCTCATCCAGGGCTGCGATACGGATAATCTCGTCATACTTCCCCATTTCCTCCATACGACCAAGAACGTCCGTAGCCGACCAGCGGGTACCGATGTCGATTGAACAACAGTTTCCCTCGATACGAGAATCATGTGTTCCCTGCTTCCAAGATCAGACCTTTTCGTTATTGGTGTCAGATAGTGCATCTTCCAAACTCTTATACAAGTCGTCGGTCATGGCCAACATAGACGCACCGAAACCGATTACCGTACCGCCTACACCAGCCCCGAAGTAACTCACCTGCCGGGCAGCTTCCAAGCTCCAGCCATGCACGTTCTGTTTATCACCACGTAGTTTTACATCCGGAAAAACTTCTTTGAACCGGGAAGAGCGGACAATATCACGGGTATCGTAGGACAGTTTGTTGTACAGCGTATCGGAGCAGCAGTTACGCATTACTGACTCCTCCGGGAAATGGCCAAGCATCCAGGCAATGAATAACGACGAAATATATGACTTCCCGGCTCGCGGAGGCATAGACACAGCAAGCCGGCGGATGATACCAGCCATATATGACTCGTACACCCGCGTAAAAGCATCAGCGACCTTCTTCAAGAATAGTCGCTTGGCAAAGAACTTAGGATCATGGTAAAGACAATATGACCAAAAGTCATTATTCGCCTCCCGTCTCCTCAGTAATATTGCCGCTTTCGCCTGTTGTATTAATATTTCCCGATTGTTCTTTTTCGCCATGGATAATAGCCCTTAACTCTTCATCTGTCATACTCTCCAGGTCATCGCCCAGCTTATTACCAATCTGCAACTCTTTCCGGTCGCGCCACTTCTCCGGTTGCCGGTTCTTCAACCAAAATATCGCTGCTGTTGTATCTGCCGGCTGATGCTTCTTGATATGCTTCTCTCCTACAACCAAGCCATTCTTGCAGACAGTATGTGTTTCCTCGAAGTCGTAACCGATTGCGCGGTTGTACAATTTCGAAGCAACATTAGAGTCTGCAATATCCTTTCCTCTTTTTAAGGAGTCAAGGAATTCTGGATAATCTTTCTTCCATTTGTTAAGAGTTTGCTTTGATACACCAAAAAAATCAGCCAATTCGTCATCGGTAGCTCCTAACAAAGCATAATTCTCCGCTAGTTGAATATACTCCTCCCGAAATAAACTTTTTCGACCTCTAGCCATATCTTTTTATATATTATAGGAAAAGAGAGAATAATTCTGTCATTCTCCCCTCCCTCTACTTCTACATTAATTCTGCCATTTCTTTTGGCGATTCTGATAGATAAAGATTAAAAAACAAAAAGAGTTTAAATCACTTATACATCAAAGGATCCTACTCGAAGCCTTTTTCATTTATCTCATCATCTTCTGTTTTTCTGCATATACCTGCACATACTGACCAAAATTAAAGATATTGATTACAACATCTTTTATTGCATTAATCGTATAATACATCAAAAACATCAGAACAAATAAACATACCCAATTGTATGCATTTATAAAACTGCTCCAAGCTTCAGGTAGCGATATTTCTGCTTTTACAACAATACAGGCAAATGCGCCTACAATAGTTGTCAAAAACATCATCCCCAAAACAACTGCAAAAATCGTATTCAAAGACTGAAATAAAGAATAATCTTTACCTTCTTCCTTGAAATTAATCAATCCTCGAACAAACTCAGAGTTGCTCAATCCCATCATTAAAGCATAGCCTGACAAAGTAAACCCAAGCATATTTGGACCCACAGATAGAATTGTCGAAGCAACATACTCTATTAAATCTAAAGAAGCTTTTCCCGAAAAGAAACAGATAGCAAAAGAAACTACTGTTAAAACCAGCGGTAACCAAATAGATTTTTTTAAGTTCTCTCTGGAATATATCTTCCAGACAACTCCCCATCCCGGATAATAAATAGTCTTCATAAATCAGTTTCTTTTAATATATAACATCTATTCAGATGTTTTTTCTCCAAATCCAGCAATAGAACGTATCATTTTTTTCAATGCAGAAATAGGACTGTCAATAAACTCAACCACCTTTACCATTGGATGATCTATTGTCCGAATAGGATGAATAACTCCTTTTTCATCTATTTCGCTTGCTTCTACATATCCATTCGATGCGCTTAATTCTACAAAACCTGTTATCATCTCACTTCTAGTTACATCAATAGGAATTTTCTTTGAACCACTCAAATCAAGCACAGCCTTTTTAGGTCTACTTCTCTTTAACTGATCGTCTATTAGTTTTTTCCATCCTTTATTATTGTCATTATTAGAATAGGACACTACCACCTTTAACTTAGACAACGATGTTGATTTAATAATTCGATCTATCAGTTCTCTATCTTTTTCTGTATTAACTTGATAGTCATCCTTATCCAGAAAACGATTTAAAGCACTATTCAAGAAATCAAGTATTTGAGAACCGGAGGTTTCTTTATCTAAGAAAACAAGTCGATGGTACTCTGAGAAAAAATAATATTCCCAAGTCTTTAATCCAAGTCCTTTTTTAGGATCAGCACCAGAAGGGACCACTTCGTTTGTATCACTATCTAAAGCGGGGGCCTCTGGATCAAAAAAGCTGCATTTGCAAATGCTCCATAAATAACATTACCATCATCTGTTGTATAATAAGTTTGAACTCTTGTATATCTATCACCATAAGTGTTAACTGTTATCTTATCTTCAAATATCTTCTTAAAATATTCAATATAATTCTCAGTCTTTTGAGCTTCTTCGGGGTACAGTACTATATTGATAATCTTTACTTTTAATGCTTTTATAGGATTACTTCGTTTTGCCATATTGCTTAGATTTAAATGTTATCGGGTAAATATACGATTTATTAAATTTTCCACAAATAATCAGAACCTAAAAATCAATATATATGTAATAATTATAACAGATACTGCTGCATAACCTGGATAGCCTGTTCCACGCTCCGAACAATCACATACTTACTACCCGCCATTTCAACCTGGCGTTGGTATTCCTTTTGCTCTGCAGACTGTTTACCTGTAGATGTCTTGAACTCTAGACAAAGAGAAGCATATCCCTTTTTCGGTATCTGAAGGATTACATCGGCCACTCCACGTTTAACACCTTGGCGCTTCATATTAGCCGCTTCTATTTTATGCCGGCTGCCACCGTTCGGGACTGCAAAAAGAAGTCGATCCGGCAAATTAGGAAAGAATAAAGGAACCTTGCTGAAAAACTCCGACTGAATCCGAGCTTCTTCGTTATCATGGTGTTGTTTTTGTTTTGGAGGGTTCTTTTTATCAGAGTAGCAATTATAACAAATATACCCTTCTTCTGTTTTGATCACAGATACAGTCCTTTTATTACAGATAATACAAGAATGTTCTTTTATGCTCATTTTTAACTAATATATATAAGAAGAGAAATATGTTCCCCATTTTTTATGAAAAACACCTTCCGTAATTTGTGTCGTGCTAGCCATGCACTTGAACGATAGCGAAGGCCTCCTGTTTTAGTTTGTTTAAATCCATTGATTTCATTGTCTTGTTTGTTTTTGTTTATTGTTGTAAATGGGGGACAGTTGGATTCTGCCCGTACGATGTTTTTCCCTGGGCCCAACCAAATTTAAATTTGGTTGGATGGGGTGATTAGGTGTTAGGAAAAAGAAGCCCCGGAATCCACTTCATGGGAACCGGGGCTTTTGGGATTTGTTTACAATTTGGGGCAGAGGGGGATAAAAGCCTCTAATCATTCATGAGGATATTTTCACATACAACTCTTTAAACGAAGGGGTATTTGTAATAGCTTTTACTTGCATCGTCAAACGGTCTGGCTGTGTGCCGAAAAAGACCTCATTATGACCTTTCTTGATGTATCCTATTTTTTTATCTTCAAAATAGACCTCTACGGCCTTAGGGTCTTTGGGGTTGTCCGGCTCTGTTTTAAAGGTGAGGAAATCTCCTTTGCGCAGGGTATCCAGGTCGAACCCGTAATGTGTGATTGCTGCAATATCCGTGACGAACGACAATCCATTGTCCGGAATGAAAGAGGCCAGGAACTCGAAGCTGTCCGTCTGCATTTTCCCTTGTGTCATGGCCAACATATACAGGGTATCTTCCTTCAAGGATTGGTCCACCTCCCAAAACTCCAATAGCCATTTAGTGTCGGTCCGTTCAAAGTTGATGATACGTTTGGAGAACAAGTCCAACACGTTTTTCTCGTGTACCGTTTGTTCTAACGCCAACCCCGGATAACCCCTAAACCCATATTGCCTAGCCCTCTCCACACCCTCTTTCAGATATTGGAATACCACACCGGAATCTTTTTCTTCCAGTATACCTACCATGATTCTTGGTGAACCTTTCCCGACTCTCCACGAAAGGTATATTTTATCGAAACATCTGTTCATGACTATGTAGTATTTTGCTTATTCGCGAATCAATGTATTTAACTATAAAACGTTTTCTTTCTTCCGGTATTTTATGACCTGAAAAATTTTCCGGCACATTCTTGTCTATGTGGAAAACAAGATCTTGTAACATTTGTTTGTTGTAAAGTAATTTTACCCTTTCTAAAACCTGATGCACTATTTCATAATCATCCAAAGCAATGGTATTGACCAACTCTATATGATTCAGGTTCTCATTATTCCACCGAATATCAGGTTTCCCCTTTTCGATGAAATGATCCATCTTTTGTTCGTCAGCTAACAACTCGCAGACCTTTTCATCAGACAATTCCCTGGCTAGGCTGCTACCGCTATCATAGATAGTGGAAAAGGTAGTCTTTTGCCGGGTTATGATTTTCTTCAACGATTGGATTGTCATTTTGAACTTGACGAAAAACCGACAGAATACCATCCATTTGACAATCCAATTGGACCTCTCATAGTGTTCGCAAAACCTGTCGAACACTTCGAAATACTCTGATTTCTTTACGACAAGTGCCCAATTCTCCGAATGTCTGTCCGTATTTCCGATGATTGCGTCAAATATGATCATCTCGATCACATCCCTCTTCAAATTCTCCAGTTGTACATTTTTCAAAGCACTTATTATTCGTTGGTAAGAATGTGCCTTCTTGAAATTTTCACTGAAATCAGGATACTTTTGTACAATGTACCGGTATCCGTCATGGTGCTCTTCCTTATCTTCTTCGATAATAGATTTAGACAAACAGCCTATTTTATCTTTAAAAGAAGCGACATCATAAATCAAGACATTGAACCCTAATGAACGTCCCAATTCGGAGGCTATGACTTCAGACCAAAACTCATATTTGTAATTCTTGAATCCTTTGTTTATGGATGTTTTGAAATAGTACTTCTTGTCATCGTCAGGAGAGATAGCGATAAATTTATCTCTGGTACCTCCTGTATGGACATGGACCTGCGTTTTCCAGTTTGATATATCAATATATTTTGCCATTCATTTCACTTTTTGCAAAAGTAATACTTTTATAATTGATAGTATCCTTTGTCTGAATATTTAAGGGTAATGCGCTCGCTTCGACAGATAAGGGAGAAAGAGTGGACATTTTTTTGTTGTAAGCTATTTCTCATACGATTTAAATTTTCATTAGAATCTTCATTTTTCTCCAATTAATATTTACACCTTATATTTTCGTTCAAAATCATACTTCCTAAACTCATGGTACGCTTGTTCCAATGTTTTAGAAGTCCTATCGCCTTCCGGTATATCCCAGCTTTTGGAATTATTGATACTATCATCCATGGCCATAGCCCCCCTTTCTTTCTCATACCGGCCAAGCCATTCTAAGATAACAGCCCCGTCTATCCGATCATAAACCTTTCCATACAATCCCTTTTTCGCCCGATTAAAACATAGCTTGAAATCATCAGGCTTAAAGAAATAGTATTCATCAATAATCAGATCAACTGTTTGTGTGACTTGCACCGCTCCGATCGATTTTCCGACATTGAAAAAATCTATCAAATCATTCAAGACTTTTACCATAAATCCACGAAGATGCGTCTCTCCAAATTCTTTGTTCATAACCGCTATAGAGCAACTTGGGCTATCAAACACGTCATTTACTGTTTTGGGCCGCAGACTGTTGTAATATGGCATCGGCAAGGTGCCCAAGATGCTCACGCTCGCGTCTCTTGTTTTCGGCATCAGTTCCGGAGGAAGTACGCCTGTTGTTGAGTCTATCTGTGACAACAGTTGTATTGCTTGTTGTTTGTCCATTTTTCTTTGCCATTATCTGTGAAACAATTTCATTAAACTTCGAATTAATATTCGTCACACTGAAGTTTTCCAATATCCATCCATCAGTGATTGAATCCAATAAGTACTTCAAAGCATTCAACACGCCTTGGTCGTCAATAGGTAAATTCTTCTTCTCCCGTTGAAATTTCAACTTCTTGAGCAAAGAAGACATATTTCCCGCATCTTTCGCACTCCAGTAATAGCTGGATGAGAAAAGAGCCTGATAGTGTTCCTCGAAAAGTTTCCTTGCTTCCGAGTTCAACGGATTAGGACGCTTTTTCGGTTTGGATGGTGGATTGTCCGATTGTGCCCCCAGTTCCGCCTCCCGTTTCTTCAACTCTTCTTCCAAAACACGTAAAGCCTCCTCCTTTTCCAAAAGCTCTTTTTCTTTTGCTTTGTCAACCCCCTTGGGGGGTGTGGGGGGTATATTATCTAAGTCTATAGTCTTATATTCTTTAGTCTTATATAATATGCTTGGGTCTTTGCTAAGATTTTTACTTAAGTCTTTACTAAAGCGTTTGCTAAAGGTTTTACTAAAGTGTTTACTTAAATCATTTAAGTAATAAACGGGAGATTTTTCATTCCTTTTTCCTGACTCAAATATCAATAACCCCTTGCTCTGTAATCTATTCCTGCAATCGATTAAGGTAGGTTCAGATATACCGATCGATAGGATGATTCTCCTGTTGGGACATTCAAACGGATTTTCCCAACCCCGAATATTGCACTCACTTAACAAGAAGAAGTATAAGTACGCCTCGTTCGAAGAAAATTTGACGTTCTGTGATGTCTTCCAAAAAAGGTTTATGTAGTCTATATAGGTCATATTATACAGTCATTCTTTCAGGAATTCCCATCAAATCAAACAAAGTAGGAGCCTCGACTTCCATTTCAATCTCACGCAAATAAGTAAGGCTATCTTTCCAATAGTCATAATTAAGTTCCGTAGAAAGACCTCTACGGCCTAACTTGACAGCACAATAAGGGACGGTTCCAATACCACCAAACGGATCAAATACCAATTCGCCTTTGTTTGAATACCGTTCAATCAGCCTTTCAACGATGTCCAACTGAAGAGGGCAAATATGATTCTGTCGTTTCTTTTGCGACTGTTTGGTGTTAAGCGTCCGCATACGAACCACATCATCCCATATCCAATCCTTTTTGCTTACCGGATCAACGGCCATAAATGTCTTTGGCAGTTTCCCGTATGCATCCAGCTCTTCAGCAAATGAAACGTGCTCTTCATAGTTGTAGATATGTTCACGTTCGTAGTTACGGAACAAATGCCGAATCTTATCTATTCCAGCACCTTTCATATCTTCGTATGACAACAATGAATTGCCGGAAGACTTCCAACTTGCATGGGCATCGATCTGCCAACGGGCCAGCGAGTATTCGCTCTTGTCCTTCTTAACAGGCCGGTCGGCATAAGCACGTGAGGTATCGGTAGGCAACTTGCGAAATAGCAATACATATTCAGGGCATCCGACTCCCATCTTGGAACCATCCTTGCACATCTCGGTATAGCCCAAACGGTAGGTCTGGTTGTTTTCCCTCACCACATCAGTATCGACCGTAATGCGCCCCATATATCGGAAGCCATGCTTCATGTAATGAAATACAGTCATTTCGCTGAACGGATCAATAGTTGGCATACCATCCCCCGTGGCGTTGCCGAACAAAACACGATCTTTCACATGGATGCAGGCCAACCGACCCGGTTTCAAAATGCGCATTAACTCTGGTGTAAGATAATCCATCTGTTCAAAGAACTTATCGTTATCTTCATTGTGCCCAAAGTCATTGTATGTAGGCGTGTATTCGTAATGATTTGAGAACGGGATACTGGTTACGATCAGATCTACAGAGTTACTTTCCATCTTCTGACATTCCAATACATTATCGTTATTGATTGCTTTCCACAACTTTCCGGATTTTTCTTCCCGACTGGCGAACATCCAGCGCATCATCTTTTCCTCGGCCTGCAAACCGAACAAACCGTTATGCCGGACAATATCAGTCATATTTGCGACCATTTCCCGGTGTTGTGCCCATTTCTGCATGAAGCTCTTAAATATTTCACCCTCGCTTTCGGCATAGACCAGATAGAGATCAACGGGATGCTGCTGCATAAAGCGGTATATACGGGCTATCGCTTGGAACTTATCGTTGAAGCGGTAGTCAATGAACATGATTGCTTTATGACAATGATACTGGAAGTTCAGACCTTCACCAAGCATCTCCGGTTTAGCTGCAAGGTATTTCAGCCAGCCATCTTTGAAGTCGGATATTACCTTGTCGGCTTCTTCATCGTCTTGTGAACCATAGACAGCCTTACAACCAGGAATCGCTTTGCATAGTTCCAGCCGTTCAGCTTCCAAGTCATGCCATAAAAGGAAATGGTCGTCCTTGTTTTCCGGGCGATTGATTATCTCTACCACACGGGCAATCTTTTCCTGCATGTTATCTCGGCGTTCTTTTGCCGCGTCAGCAAGTCCGAGAGCAGCCTCACGAAACATTTTCACCTGTCCGTCACGATCAGCTCCAGCCGTAGAATTGTCCACATTCACAATCTCTTCATGTACGCGGAGTTCAGGCAACTCATAGCCAGTATCCGGATAACCGAGGTCGGAAGGCTTGGTTAGGAACAACGCCCATGTAGATACCCACAACCAAAACTCTTTTTCCTTATGCGGATAAAGTGTCAAGTTATTCGCCTTCGTGCTGTCTCGCTGAAAGAATCGAGTAAGAGCCTGTCCGGTGTCCATCACACCAAGATAACCAGCATAATGTATAAGTTCCTTGTATCTGTTTGGCGAAGGTGTAGCCGTAGCGACAAACCTGTAAGGAACACCCGAGAACAACGGTAGAAACTCCTGATAGGTCTTGGTGCCGAATCCGCGCAACACGCTGGCTTCATCCAATGATGTTGCAGTAAAATAGGACGGATCTATTCTCACTCCATCCTCACCATCACGCACACGTTCGTAGTTTGTTACCATGATGTCGGTAGGACATATCATCACATCTGCCATAGTTCGGACATAGGTTACTTTCATGTGCAAGTGCTGTTCCGCTTGTGTCAGGAACTCGACCACCACACGCTTTGGGCAAACGATCAATCCCTTGCCTCCTTTATGGTTCAAGATTACCCGAAGTATTTCAGCTGGGTGACTGTCTTTTGCATACCGAAGCTGGAGAATATAGCACGGCATCCACCGGCAACCGCCCAACGAACGGTATCTTTTACATGAGGATATAATGTCGGGGTAATTTCTTCCGAATTAATTTCAAATCCTGTTTGATGGCTGATAGCCATCTTATTTCTTAGAAATTCTATATATTCCATTCAACTAAATCTTTTATGCTATCAATTTCTGACAAATCAGGTTCATATTCTTCTTCACCAGCTTTACTATCTGGTCGTGATACTCGCTTACGCCGTTACAGAAGGATCGGGACTGGACGATATCCAGTGTCTTCAAGTTTACCTCTATCGTCTCCAATCGTTTTCCAGCCGTGTCCTTTGCCGACAATATCAGGCATTCCGGCCGTCTGTAGTATCCGTTCTGATATACGCAATGGTGCATGACCTTACCTTCCTGATAAAACTGGGTGACACTTTCCAAAGGGCGGATGATTATATCCTCTTCTTCGATTCTCAATCCGAAAAACTTTTCCATCCGCTCGTAGAAGCCGGCTATATCCTTCATTAACTTTTCACGCTTACTGATAGATTGTGCTCGATTCCTTTCCTGTCTCAACTTGGCTTCACGTTCCTGTTTTATCTTTAGTAGTTTATCATGTACAGTCTTCAGGTTCTTAGGGCAGACATAGTGGGCGTTACGCATATCTTTGCCGAAATAAGATAGTAAAGACATATAATCTTCCCACATAGAAGCGTCCTTAATGATGTAATGGTTGCGGTTGCAGATGTTGAACGACGGTTTATAGCGAAGTTGGGAGAAGCCAGTTTTATACATGTGTTTCAACATGGATATTTGCCCGGTCTTGAGACACAGTTCCACATCGTTTCCGCCTTTCAACAAGTCACGTATCAATTTTGACGGGGTTACATCCGGGAACCATCGATTCAGTCCCCGTTTTTTCAATTCCGGCAGCAGCTCTTTCCTTGGATAAAGCTCTCCATATATCGCATACAAATCACCGTAATAGTTATATGGATTACTTCCATATTCTCCTTTGATGCTGAGAGGTGAACTATACGCAAATCCGTTACCTCCCATATTAATCGGTCGGGCTATGATCGTACGTTTTCCGTCTTCACGAATCCACTCTTGAACCACTTCTGTAAAATCATAATACACCGGAGAAGTTTCCTTCCGAACATTTTTCCAGCATAGTATATGCCGGATCACCTGGAACCCGCCTTTCACTTGCAGGATGGACATATACGCCTCTTCACGGATCTTCTGCTTCCGGCTAACCTTTACGTCCAATTGATGATGGCAATAAGGGCATTCGATTTTGTCACCCAATTTATCTTTACATTTGTAGGCAAAATGGTCAAACAGATGCTCTTTGGCCCAGTCTTCCTGTTCCTTCGTGATGGCAGGCAGCTTTCCACTTAACTCCGTCACCCGTTTTTCCAATTTCGTTCTCGGCTTCATATTAAAACAGACTCATTTGTTGGACATTTGCATCTGCTTTTTTCTTTGCAGGCTTCTTTTTGAGCAATCGGTATTGCTCTTCGGCCAACCGTTTGATAGCCGCTTCACGGGCCGCATTCTTGTCCTCCTCCGTCAACTCTACCTTTTGATTGGAAGAAATAGAGCAACCGGAAGAAACTTTTTCTATCTTGATATTCTCTTCGTCATAATAATGTACGGCCATCCCAAAGACTTCTGCATCACTCATTACGACGGAAGTTCCCCGTTTACGGGCTTCTCCTAAAATGTAACGACAGCATTCATCTATATTCTTTTTAGGATTTTCAAACTTGGGAGCAAACAAGGGATCTTCTGCAACTCGTTGATCCAAATATTTCTGTATTGTATCTTTGAACTCTTTCATAACTTACTGGATTGTCATAGGCATTAATAAATAGGTAAGTTCTTCGCCCTCGGCTTGCTTCTCTGGGGCAATGAGAATAGCGGTACTGGGAGTGCCGAAAGAAAGTATCGAACGATCGCCGTCAATACAAGAAATCATATCTTGTATCAAAGTCGCTTTCACACCGATAATAAACTCCCTTTCTCCAAATTCTACCGGAATGGTTTCTTCCGCAGAAGTGGAATAATCCAAGTCCTGGGCCGATACAACAAGCTTATCATAACGGGCACTCAACTTTATAAGGCATGATACTTTACTTGAAAATACAGAAGTGCGCTTTATGGCTCCCAATAGTAATTTGGTATCCGTTTTCAGTTCAAGATTGTTGGATTTCGGAACAACAGCCCGCCAATTGGGATAACGACCTTCCACATTACGAAAAGAAATTTCGTAATCCTCGAAAGAGATTTCCGACCAATCGCTTCCTACTTTAATTGTTAGTTCTTCTTCAGATAACGGAATCAGCCCTTTCAAAACAGATGCGATCTGTCGGCTGATGATTACCGAACAGGTCTCTGTGCAACATTGTTTTTTTCTCTTAAACAAACCAAGCCCATGTCCATTAGAAGAAACAAAGATGATTTCTCCCGGAGCCGTTTCAATAGATACGGAGTTCATAATAGGGCGCAGTTCGTCTGCAGCTGCAAAATTGATCACTTTGGAGATACCGTTATTGAATTCTTCCGCCGTAGTCCGGATTTCGTCAAGAATCTCTGTCTTTTTCTTTTGTGGGAAAGGCTTCGAATCATATCCGACGACCTCGAATTTACCTCCATAATATTTAATAAGAATCGATTTATTGTCCGGATTGATAGAAATATCAAGAGGCTGCTCCGGCAATGTTTTCAGCCCATCAAGAATGGAGGCAGGAACACAGATTGAAAGATCTTCCTCTGCCATACATTCCAAACTAGCCGTAATCCGGCCTTCGTCATTGGCAGTCGTAATAAACAACCGTCCATCTTTTATTTCGAACAGGTAGTTGCATACTATCGGAGTCGTAGATTTCGACGGAATTATTCGAGAAAGTTGCTGCAATTTCGCAAGCAACATATTTTTTGAAACAGATATTGTCATTGTGCCTAATTTTATGGAAGGCACCAGGTAAGTGGTTATTTATCGGATATTTACAAAAAAAGTTTAAGACAATATATATAAATACAAAAAGTTGGATCTCAAACTTTCGTTCAAAATCCAACTCGCTATTTCAACCGCAAATATAGAGGCTTTTTCTTAATCTACAAATTATTTCCGCCTTTTTTTATTTTTTCTTCAAAGACATACCTCAGTATCTTAATATTTAAACGATCAATGATACTAAAGTCTGTTTTTACATAACCAGCCGTCACCCGGAGCGGAGACGCATGATTTAAACATAACCCAACAACATCTAACCCAGCTTCAAAAACAACCTGAGCTATTGTAGCCCAAGAATGCCGGAATGAATATGTAGAAACAGGAGGCAAACCACCCAACCCTACAATATCCTTTATTCCTCTATTCACACAATCATTAAAAGTCTTATCCGAAGCATATATTTCATTGAAATTAAACAACCTGTCCCCTCTTCCTTGATATTTAAGAAATAAAGGTTTTACTAAATCCGGAACCTCTATCTCAATATAGGCCTCATCAGCTCTCCGCCCCTTTGTCTTCATTCTATTATAGCAGAGTTTTCCATCCTTATAACAACCTTTACCCAAATTGTAAAGATCCACCGTATTTATTCCAACCAGGCAAAACACCAACAATGATACATCTTTGGCGATATATGCTCTTGGTGGCATACCTCGCTTACTTGGTTTCAAAGAGGTAATATCAACATCAAAAAAACGCCTGAGAACATCTACCGGCAGCGCCTTCTTGTCTGCAATATTCTTAGGAGGTATCTTTACCACACGAAACGGATCATGCCTAATGCGCATCTCACCGGTATCGTAGTCATTAAATTTATCACATCCGGCCCTAAACATGGTTTTCACGCAATTCGGATAGGCATTCTTTTTCTGCCTGCTGTTTTTCATAGAAGAAATCCAATCCTTCAGAAAAAAGGACGTTATATCGGAAAAAGATATATTTGGGTTACCAAAGTAACTCTCCATGCTCTTAAGAGCTAACAGATAGTTTTTCGCACTTCTTCCCCGGCCTTCATTCTCCATTTTCAAGATAAACTCTCGACCAAAGTCAGAAAACGAAATAGAGTCCCGGTCATTCTTAAGAAAATTCATAACCCTCTCCAAACCCCATCCTTCCGTATTGACACGATTCAAACGATCCAAATAAGTTTCTATTTGGACATACACATCTTTAATGATATAAGGGTCTGTTATATCACCATTCCGAACAAACTTAGCTTTGCATACCTTATTTGTCTTGATATATCCTACTTGACGAAGGTGAGTTACCCTGATATAAATAGGATATGTATTATCTTTTCTTTTCCCCCTGACACAAACTTTGAAATAAGCCATCACTGTAAACTATTTGTAAACGGAGCCTTTTATTCTGGCAAGACTTCCATGTTAAACCAGCAATGTAAGGAGGTAAAAACTGGTCAAATAGTCCTAAGTCATTATATCTCAAACAGCCACAATAACCTTTTTAATAATCAGTTATGGGAGATTAGCATTACAAAGAATATGCTTCAGTTAACAATACTGTCTGACATAATCCACTGTTTAATTGAAAAATGAGAATTGAGAATTGAAAATGAGAAGATCCTGCTCATTTCAATTGACAACCCAAGCGCGAAGGTAGATATTTTCATTGGTTTTAGGAAGATTATTGTAACATTTTCCGTAATTTTGCGCATATATAATTATCAATTTTCAATTCATCCGTTGGAGGTACAAGATTTACTAAAACAATATGCCGCCCATCCGCAAGTGGCGGCATTAAATACCCTGTTAAAAAACAAAACGTCCCGCAATATATTTCTGAAAGGACTGAACGGTTCAGGGGCCGCAATGACAATAGCTTCTCTTTTTTCAAAAAGAAGAGGAAGTTATGTGTGTGTGTTGAATGACCTAGAGGATGCCGGCTACTTTTATCACGATCTGGTGCAACTCACAGGAGGTGACGGAATCTATTTCTTTCCTTCCGCTTACCGACGTGCTATCAAGTACGGACATGTGGATCCAGCCAACGAAATCCTGCGGACAGAAGTTCTCAGCACGCTGCAGGATCCGACTGCTCCCTTCATCATTGTCACCTATCCGGAAGCATTGGCGGAGAAAGTAATTTCACGGGAGATCTTGAAAGAAAACACGCTGAAGATCAGTGTCAGCGAAAGGTTGGACAATATGTTTGTTTCTGACGTACTGGACGAATACGGCTTCGAGCAGGTAGATTATGTTTATGAGCCAGGGCAGTATGCGATGCGCGGCAGTATCTTAGATGTGTTCTCGTTCTCGTATGAATTTCCCTATCGTATCGACTTCTTTGGAAACGAAGTAGAGACGATCCGTTCGTTCGATGTGGAAACACAGCTATCCAAAGAAAAACTGGACAGCATCTATATCGTGCCCGAAATGACAAAAGGAAACCGGACCAACTCATCCTTACTAGATTCATTGCCATCCGAGACACTGCTCGCTAGCAAAGACATGGCATGGGTAAAAGAACGTATCGGCAGCATCTGGAATGAAGAACCAATCACCGGGGACGAAGAATCGTTTGCCAACATCGAGCAACTGCGGGCCAAATTAATTACCGGAGAGGATTTTCGACATGCGGCACTCGGTTTCTGCCGGCTCCATTTTGGTACGCGGCCTATGGGAGTAGCCGATGCCACCCTGACTTTCTCAATGGAAGCACAACCGATCTATCATAAAAATTTCGATTTGGTAAGCGAGTCTTTCCATAAATATTTAGAAGACGGCTATACATTATATATACTGAGCGATGTAGAAAAGCAAGCAACCCGTATCAGGGCCATTTTTGAGGATCGGGGAGACGACATACCTTTTACCTCCGTCAACAAGACCATCCATGAAGGTTTTGCCGACGAGACCTTGCGTGTCTGCCTTTTCACGGATCACCAGTTGTTCGACCGCTTTCATAAATTCAACTTGAAAAGCGATAAAGCAAGAAGTGGAAAACTCTCTCTGTCGTTGAAGGAGTTGAACCAATTCACGACCGGCGATTATATCGTACATATCGATCATGGTATCGGACAATTCGGCGGGCTAGTCCGTACGGAAGTAAACGGAAAAATGCAGGAAGCCATCAGACTGATCTACCAGAACAACGACATTATATTCGTCAGCATTCACTCTCTCCATAAGCTATCCAAGTATAAAGGCAAGGACAGTGGGGAACCGCCCAAGCTGAGTAAACTCGGAACAGGAGCCTGGGAGAAGATGAAAGAACGCACCAAGTCAAAAGTAAAAGATATCGCCCGCGATTTGATTCTCCTCTACTCCAAACGAAAACAGGAAAAAGGTTTCGCTTACAGTCCAGACAGTTTCATGCAGCACGAACTGGAAGCCAGCTTTATCTACGAAGATACCCCTGACCAGATGAAAGCAACAGCCGATGTCAAAGCCGATATGGAGAACGACCGTCCGATGGACCGACTGATTTGCGGAGATGTAGGCTTCGGGAAAACGGAGGTAGCCATTCGTGCCGCTTTCAAAGCCGTTTCGGACAACAAGCAAGTTGCCGTGCTGGTCCCGACTACAGTATTAGCATTCCAGCACTATCAAACATTTTCCGAACGGTTGAAAGATTTTCCCTGCCGAATCGAATATATCAGCCGGGCACGTACGGCGAAAGAGATAAGGGAAACTTTGAAAGACTTGAAAGAAGGAAATATCAACATTATCATCGGTACCCATCGAATCGTCGGAAAAGATGTCACATTCAAAGATCTCGGTCTGCTGATTATCGACGAGGAACAGAAATTCGGCGTATCTGTCAAAGAGAAGCTACGCCAGCTGAAAGCCAACGTCGACACGCTCACCATGACCGCCACTCCGATTCCTCGTACCCTGCAATTCTCGTTGATGGGAGCCCGTGACTTGTCGAGCATCACGACTCCCCCACCCAACCGCTATCCGGTTCAAACAGAGGTAGAACGTTTTAACCCGGACATCATCCGAGAAGCCATCAATTTCGAGATGAGCCGTAACGGACAGGTTTTTTTCATCAACAATCGCATCCAAAATATTTATGAAATGGAAGCGCTTGTCAAACGTGAGGTGCCGGATGCCCGTATCGCTGTCGGTCACGGGCAGATGGAATCGGAGAAGCTGGAAAAGATCATTCTGGATTTCGTCAATTACGAATACGATGTACTGATCACCACGAGCATTGTGGAGAGTGGCATCGACGTACCGAATGCAAATACGATCATCATCAATAATGCACAACAGTTCGGATTGTCCGATCTGCATCAACTACGCGGTCGTGTCGGGCGAAGTAACCGGAAAGCCTTCTGTTATCTCCTCTCTCCACCCTTGTCAAGTCTTACGCAGGAAGCACGCCGCCGTCTGCAGGCGATCGAGAATTTTTCAGAGTTGGGAAGCGGCATCCATATCGCCATGCAGGACCTTGACATCCGGGGTGCCGGTAATATGTTAGGTGCCGAACAAAGCGGTTTCATCGCCGACTTGGGCTACGAAACGTACCAGAAAATCCTGGAAGAAGCCGTTGACGAACTGAAAGCGGAAGAATTTGCCGACCTGTATTCCAACGCTACCGAAAATCGCCCCGACACCGGTAGCGAATATGTCCGTGAAACCTATATCGAAAGCGATTTGGAACTGATGTTCCCTCCGACCTACATCCCGAATGACTCCGAACGTGTCTCCCTCTATCGTGAACTGGACAAGATGGAGGAAGAGCGTGATATACTTGCTTTTACCGAGCGTCTGAAAGACCGTTTCGGAAAAGTGCCGAAAGAAGGGAAAGAACTGATCCGTGTCGTTCGCCTTCGCCGTATGGCAAAGACGTTAGGTATGGAAAAAGTCATTCTGAAAAAAGGACAGATGAGCATTTTTCTCGTCACTAATCCCGAAAGTCCTTACTACGAAAGCGAGGCCTTCGACAAGCTGCTCGGCTTCATCCAAAAGCATCCACGCGAATGCACGCTTCGCGAACAGAACGGAAAACGCAGTATCGTGATCAAGAATGTACCAACGGTAGAGGTGGCTTGTAATTACCTGGATGAAATCGGGAAAGTACAAATACAAAAATAAATAATATGAAGAAGACAATTATAGACCTTTTCGAAAATTCGGTAAAACAATATCCCGACAATCCCTTCCTGTGGGAAAAAACCAGGGATGCCTTCGAACCGACCACTTATAAAGAAGTTCAGCAACAAGTCTACGCTGCCGGTGCCGGACTGATAGCTCTCGGAGTGAAGAAGGGCGACAATATGGCGCTCCTTTCGGAAGGCCGTAATGCTTGGATCATCGGCGAACTGGCCATGTTCTATGCCGGCGCGACCAACGTCCCGCTTTCCATCAAGCTCGAAGAAGCGAACGACCTGCTGTTCCGTCTTGTGCATGCCGATGTGAAATATATCCTGGTTTCCGGCAACCAGCTCAAAAAGATACGGGCTATCATGGATAAATTGCCTTTAGTCGAAAAAATAATTGTGATAGACGAACTGCCGGAATATAAAGAAAAAGAAATATCCTGGTCCGAAGTATTCCGGATGGGGAAAGAATATCTGGCATCTCATTCTCTGGAAGACTTCCTTGCTGTCGGACAATCCTTACAGAATAACGACTATGCGACGATTACCTATACCTCAGGCACGACAGCTGATCCGAAAGGCGTTATACTGACGCACCGTAACTATACGGCGAACGTGGAGCAAGCCCTATCTTGTGTCGATATCGACGATACATGGCGCACATTAATAATCCTCCCACTCGACCATTGTTTCGCGCATGTGGTCGGTTTCTATATCTTCATGTCGAAAGGAGCATCCGTAGCAACAGTACAAGTCGGACGGACAGGGCTGGAAACATTAAAGAACATTCCGGTCAACATCAAAGAGTTCAAGCCCTACTTGATCCTGAGCGTCCCGGCACTGGCCAAGAATTTCAAAAAGAATATCGAACAAGGTATCCGTGCCCAGGGCAAGAATATAACCCGTTTGTTCGACTTTGCCCTCAAAGTGGCTTACATCTATAACGGAGACGGCGGAGAAGACAAGGGACGTGGTGTCCGATTCCTGCTGAAACCGCTCGTGAGCCTGTTCGACCACATGCTTTTCACGAAAGTCCGTGAAAACTTCGGCGGACAATTGAAGTTTTTCATCGGCGGTGGCGCACTGCTCGATAAAGACTTGCAAAAGTTCTACTACGCAATCGGACTTCCTATGTACCAAGGGTACGGACTAAGCGAAGCGACTCCCGTAATTTCCACCAACGGCCCGCACCGGCATACCTTCGGCAGCAGCGGTATGTTGGTCCGTCCGCTCGACCTGAAAATATGCGATGCCGACGGAAAAGAACTCCCGGCAGGCGAAAAAGGAGAGATCGTCATACGGGGCGAGAATGTGATGGCCGGCTACTGGAAGAACCCGGTATCAACTGCCGAAACCGTACGCGACGGGTGGCTCTACACTGGGGATATGGGATATATGGGGCATGACAGTCTGCTCTACGTCCTCGGACGTTTCAAAAGTCTGCTGATCGGTAGTGACGGGGAAAAATACAGTCCGGAAGGGATCGAGGAGGCACTCGTCGAACATTCTTCCTGCATCGACCAGCTGATCCTGTATAACAACCAGAGTCCCTATACCGTTGCCCTCGTCGTCCCTAACAAAGACCAGCTAAAGAAGCATCTGACGCACCAGTATCTTGATCTTTCATCCGATAAAGGACGCGAAGAGGCAATCCGGATCATCCAATCCCAGATAGACCGTTTCCGCAAGGGAGGCGACCTGTCCGCCCTTTTCCCCGATCGCTGGCTGCCTGCAGCTTTTGCTATCCTGCCGGAGCCATTCACCGAACAGAACGGCATGGTCAACAGCACGATGAAGATCGTCCGCGGGAAAATAGAAAAAGCATATGCCTCTCGCATCGACCATCTCTACACACCGGAAGGAAAGAACCCGGTTAATGAAGAGAATAAAAAGGCATTAAATTGCTGAAAACACAAATTGCCATATCACTCCATTAAACTAAATAATTATTTATACTAAACACCTATGTTTTGAAAAGAGGATAGAATTATTAAAACGGAACCTCATTATTGCCGGGAGCCAAGAAATCGGTACCGGCCGGTGGTATGGGCGGCATTGTTTCCATCGGGCCTGAACTATTCATATTAGAGGAGAACTCGCGAACCGGAACATCTTCGTCCACATTCATGAACTTGGCGAACTCGCTCTTGAAACGAAGACGTACATCTCCGACCGCACCGTTACGATGCTTGGCGATAATAATCTCCGCCAGACCGATCAAGGAATTACCACGTTCGTCTTCCGTTATCTTATAATATTCAGGACGGTGGATAAAACAAACCATATCCGCATCCTGTTCGATAGCACCGGATTCACGCAAGTCGGCCAACTGCGGGCGTTTTCCTTCCGCTCCTTGACGTGCCTCGACACCACGGTTCAACTGAGACAAGGCAATGATCGGAATGTTCAGTTCCTTCGCCAATCCTTTCAACGACCGTGAAATAGTACTTACTTCCTGTTCACGGCTGCCGAAGCTCATACCGCTTGCATTCATCAACTGAAGGTAGTCGATAATGATGATCTTAATACCATGCTCACGCACCAGACGACGAGCCTTCGTACGCAGTTCGAATACCGAAAGACTCGGCGTATCGTCTACATAAATCGGTGCATCATACAATTCTTTTATCTTAAAGTCCAACTGTTCCCATTCATAGTTTTCCAAACGCCCGCTCTTGATCTTCTCGCCCGGAATCTCACATACGTTCACGATCAGACGGTTGACAAGCTGGACGTTACTCATTTCAAGAGAGAACAGAGCCACCGGCGTGTTATGGTTTACCGCCATATTCTTAGCCATCGAAAGGACAAAAGCCGTCTTACCCATCGCAGGACGGGCGGCAATGATGATAAGATCGGAATTCTGCCATCCGGACGTCATTTTGTCCAATCCTTCGAAACCGGTGCGCAGACCGCTCAACCCTTCTTTTTGATTGGCAGCCTTCTCAAGCATAACCATCGCTTCCTTGATGACAGGATTGATCTGGGTAACATCTTTCTTCACATTGCGCTGAGAAATCTCAAAGAGCTTTCCTTCCGCTTCCTGCATAAGGTCTTCCACATCGATCGACTCATCAAAAGCCTTGCCCTGTATCATAGCAGTGAAGGAGATCAACTCACGCGCCAGATATTTTTGGGCGATGATACGAGCATGATATTCGATATGGGCACTACTGGCCACCTTACTGGTCAGCTGGGAAATATAGAACGGGCCACCTACCTCTTCCAATTCGCCTCGCTTCTTCAGTTGCTCAGTGACGGTCAGCATATCCACCGGACGCTGGCTGATCGCCAGATCTACGATAGCTGCATAAATTTTCTCATGTGCTTTCTCATAGAAACTCTCCGGTTTCAATATTTCACTAACGATGGAGTAGGCATCCTTTTCAAGCATCAGAGCACCTAACACCGCCTCTTCCAACTCGCGGGCTTGTGGTTGCAAACGTCCCATATCGGGTACTACAACCTGTTTCTGCCTCCCTTTTCCTCCTGTATTTTTTCCTCTTTCTGCCATTTGTTCTAATTGTTATCGGGCATCAAATGTACTACTTTTTATCCGGTTCTCCGAACCTTGCAAAAGAGAAATACGATACTCCTTTGGAGTTTGCCGGGTTATACTTTCAAATTGCTTGATAAAGTATGGAACATTACCATAGCCTGATTCGTAGGCTATTTGAGAGACACTCAAGATTCTCCATATTTAACAGAAGAAGGATATTCTTCAAAACTAAATTGTCGCTTGATCTTTATTTCCGAATAGTTGGTCTTATCTTCCGGATAAAATGTGTTGACTCCCCGGACTTTTATCGTACCTTCGCTGAAATAGTCAGTAGTAACGTTTAATTCCTGCCTATCAGTAATTACAATATTATTTCCGGAACTCCATTCGGATGGCAAGGTCCCTTCTAATCTGTCAACAGGAATATCAGAACTCCCGTTCTTCGTTTTCATGATTTCAATATTTAAAAGTAATAAAACAATCCTATCGACAAACCGTGTAATGATTCGAAGTAATATTGTTTCCCTCCATATGTATCATTTACACTTCCATCGGATCTTATCCAACGCACATCGCTCTTCGTCCGGTATAGGCTGTATTTATATTTCAATTCACACCCTACATGTTGGAACCGATAAGCAATGCCGACTTGAGGAGACAAGCCATAAGCATTATACTTTTTCTTCAGAAAAAAATGGTCAGTCCATTTATTTCCATCCCACTCTGTAAGATATTTAATATCTCTTTTTGAATGTAAATAGCTAAAACCCATACCCCCGAATACGTGGATGCCTTTCCAATCAAATACGGTATAATTATATCCGAGTTCCGTTCCCCAGATGCGATGCAAACAGGGAATAAGACTTTCGGTCTTATGGTATTTCCGTTTTTTACTGCTGCAATCCACATAGAGAGGAACCATCAGGTAAAACGAATGTTTGTCCGTAAGTCGATACTTCACCGACAATTCAAATGTACGCTTGTCAAAAGGTTTCTCCCGATCGTCCGGAAAGCCCGAATTGTTCAAAAAATTATAACCAGCCCCTATTCCCAACTTATTCCAAAAACTACCACCGTCGGTTGTTTGTCCGAAAGTCAAAGGGAGAGATAGGCAAAACAAGAACAATAATTGTAAAATCGTTTTTTTCATACTCCGCAATTTAAATAATTAAGAAAATTCATCAACCAGCAACGAGAGAAGATTCATCAATTTTCATTATACGAATCCTAAGGCACAAAGTAAAGACATCAATACATTCTTCCTCCTTCCGACAAATTGATGCTCATAATAAAATATGATAACGCAAATATATATTTTTTTATTTATAAATCATAATAAAAATCAGAGATTCGGTAGAATCCCGACAAGAATCCTACCGAATCTCCTTTTATCAAAAAGACAACACTATCCCATCAAAATCGGATTTGTACCCTATCTATTTGAAAATTACCCTTGCGGGTAATTTTTTTCAACATTCAGTTTGATCGTAAAGGCCCTCTTTTCCCTATCTAAATGTCAAAAGAACAGATCACATCGATTTGCCGAATCGGGAAGCATCCACCGCTTCATGTTGCTTTTTCTTATAACCGCCGAACTTCCAGACAAAAGAAACCGTTACACAACGTTGGTCGTCCAGTTTCCAGAGGCGGCTGTATTGGCCGGACTGGTTGATTTCCATCGTATGAGGCATATTGCTACGGAAGATGTTGTTACATTTCAGAATCAGAGTAGCACGATCGTCGGCAAACTGCCATTTCAATGCAGAAGACACATCATAGAGATGACCGAGATCATAGATTCCCTGCACGGCTCCGGTAACGAAATAGCCATTCAAATCCAGCTTCAAATTCGGACGAGACTTGGAAAGGGTAAACGTATTATCCATCTTGAACTGCCCGGTGTATTTCTCATTATGGAAAGACAGATCATGAAAATGGTCCAACTTCTCCTGCATACGCTGACCGGACAAAGTCACTTGGCTGTTCCAGAACTCGCCGACCCGGAAAGGAACGATCACCCCTACACCGAATTGCAACTGGTAGTCCATGTTCTCATACCGGAAAACGTTTTTCAGTTCCGAGGTATTCTGATAAGGCAACTGGGCGAAATAATCGGGCACATAGTCACAAAAAGCCAGAATCGTATATTTCTGCTTCAGGATATAAATCAACTGCCCGCTATAAGAACGGTAAGGCTTCAGGGAAGGATTGCCCAAGATAACGGAATAAGAGTTGATCGGGCTTTCCTGCGGCGTCACATCCCAATAGGACGGATAGGTTTTGTCGCTGCTTATGTCCAATTGGATGATGTGCATCGGATTGACCGTATAGCTGAGTGTCGCATTCGGGAATAAGGTCCAATCATTCCAAAGTGTGGATTTCATCCCGTTAGAGGTATAATCCGATTTAAAGTATTCAACTTTCAGAGAAGCTGTTGCAGAGAAATGCGAACCGAAATCCTTGGACACCTCCAAGAAGGCATTTCCACTATACTCTTTCTGGCGGTTATTTTCAAGTTCATCAAGAGCCGATTCATAGCCGTTACCTTTATTATATAGATAATCGATATAAGTCTTCGAAGAGGTGAAACCGCCGTGGACACCGTAATTCAGTGCCCATCCGGTTTCAAAAGTGTGGCTATGATTAATAAATAGTGCTCCTTGTGAAATATCCTGCTTGGAATTATTCTGCATATCCGTCACTGTCGTTTCATGGCTTTGATCGACAAATGTCTGGAAGCCGGGTGAATGATAACGCGTAAAATCCGCACCCGCCATCAGTCCGGAGTTACCGTCATATTGAATACGGACATTGTGCAACGCACTGTTTCCCTCTATGTATGTACGGCTCAGGCGTTCTTCCACCGGCTGTCCGGATTTCAATGCCTGGAAGGTTGTAACGGCCGTCCGTTCAAGATCGGATTTGCCAGCCGTAAGATAGTAGGCGGCAGAAAGCCAGTCGTCATTTTTGAAAGTATAGTCCATACCTAAACGCATCGTTCCATCTATGCCGCTCCGGGTGCCACGTCCCGATTGGTTGACCTCCGTTACTTGATCTTTCAGGGTATGGAGGGCCTGGATCTCCTCTCCCATATAGTTCCGTCCCTTAGCCCCATTGGCTAAGAAATCTATATTGAAACGAGATGTGGAGTAAAGCAAGTTGCCATGGACTTTCCCCTCCGCATAATGGCGCTGCAAATAATCGACACCGGTTTCTCCTTGCAAAGTATTCTTTTCGACAGTTTCCTTATCTAATACGACATTGATCATAGCTCCTTTGATATTATACTTGGCTGGTGCATTATACATGATCTCTACGTTACATACCCGCGAAGCAGGAATTGTCTTCAGCAAACCGACTAACTGATCGACCGACATCGTGGTCAACTGCCCATTGATCACAATGCTCGGACTACCGGCTCCCAACAGTTGGACAGCATCGTCCGTACTGATCACACCGGGTATCTGTTTCACCACCTCGAACGCATTACTGACCGCCTTATCTTTCATCAATTGGGGCACGTCGTATCTCAAAGCGCCGTTTTCCACTTTGACCTGCGGACGTTCGGCTTTTACCACAACGCCTTCCAGTTCATAATCTTTTTCAGTCAGGCTTATCGTACCGGCATCAGCAGTCGAGATTTTTTTACAAACCGGCTCGTACAGCAGATGCTGGAACAACAAACGATAGTTCGGACCGGCTTCCTTGTCCAACATGAATGCCCCGAGACTATCCGTAACGACTGCATCTATATAAGTAGAATCCAATGTTTGCAACACGACAGCCACCCCGTCTACCGGTCGTTCTTCTTTATCGACCACTTTTCCATGAATCCAATTCTGCGCTTGTAACATCCCATTACCGGCAGTAAGTAAAACCAGAGAGTAATAAAGTATTCGTTTCATTTTCATTCGTTTTTTTATCAACACTGCAAAGGAAAAGACTTCAAAGGAGAAACTATGTTATCACTCGCTTACGGAGTGTTATTTAGTATTATCGCCGAGATAAGGAGCAATAAGACCGGTAGCTTATCCGATTACCGACCCCGTTTTGTCAGCCAAACTGAGGGAAACAGGAAAATGCGATAAACCTCAACTTCCGGAGAGTCTAATATTTACGAACAATGCCGAGCGCTCATTCTAATATACTAAGAGCCTGTTTAAATTTTGCATTTGTTGGTTGTGAGAGTTGTATTGAGGATGTTTTTCTGTAGGAGATGCCGTCTT